CGCAACACCAAGGTCAAGAACGCACTTGGGCGGGTTATTCTGAACCGATACAGTAAAGGTACCACAAGGAATCTTCTTTTCACCCGCCATGTCAACCGCATATTTCATGGCTTCCTTCATGCGGTCAATAGTGTTCTCATAGACTACTCTTCTTGCTTTCAGTCTTGCTTCTTCGTCTTTCAGACCTGACACAAGGCTTTCAAAGTTCTTGATTACCTTGCAATAGTCTTCCAACTTGTCTGCAAGGTCTTCTTTTGCGACATCCAAAGCACCCTTCACCGCTTCTTCGTCAAGTTCTCCCGTCTCTTCCAATGTCTTCAAGAATGAAAACTGATTCGATATTTCGTAGATATTAGCCATATAAACCGCCTTTCTTACTTGGGAAAATCAATGTCTCTGACAAAGTCAAGTCTTTCGTCTCTTATCTCTATGACCTTGCCTTTCTGAACCTTCCGCAGATAGTAGATTTCCTTTCGGAGATTCCTATTGTCTTTTTCAAGTCTCCTGATGGTCTCTTTCTCAAAAAATGCCCTCATAAGGAAACCGAAACCAAGACCGACTGTCAGCATCATGAGTGAAAATAAAATGAACATAACCACTTCTGTCATCCATCCTTTCTTTTGTAAATTTCATCAAACCTTCCGTTGAAAGCCGCTTTCGCATCGTTCACTTCCCTGACATCGGGAAACTGTTTGCACACTTCTTTCGCAAGGATGTTCGATGCAATTGCTTTCTGTTCCGCTTTCGTGAAGTCCTTGACCCCGTCAAGACAGTCTCTAACCCGTCTTCTGCTCATGCACCCCGCTTCCGCTAGTTCGGTAAGGCTCCCGAAGTGCCGCCCTAATGACGGGTAAAGACCACATGAAGCGGTCATGCTTCTTCCCTTGCATCTAATGCAACATCGGTCTTAAAAAAATAAGACGGAATGTCCTTGGCGGGAATCTTCAAGACTTTGACCGCTTTCTGTAATCGGTCAACATCCCAATTACCGCTAGACAATGTTCTTGACAAGGTTGAAGGTGTCACACCGATAGCCTTCGCAAACTCCGCTCTTGTCGGGAACATCGTGTCAATTCTCTGTTTTAACTTATCCATTCTGAACCCCCTTTCAGTAAATTTCCGTTGCATTACTTGCAACAATTAGACATTATCAAACTGTTGCATTTAATGCAAGACTATTTGAGGACAAAAATTGCATTATTTGCAATTTGTAATACTTTGGTCATATAATGATTCGGAAAGGTGGTATCAAGGATGGAAGATATTTATATTATTAAAGACCGACTAAATGAAGCCATGAATCTTCGTGGTATGAACATCACGGAACTTGCAGAACTGTCAGGTCTGAATAAGTCAACTGTTTCCCGTTATCTATCGGGCATTTGTATTCCCCGCACCAATGCCATCGGGAAAATGGCAACCGCATTGAAGGTCTCCCCGACTTGGGTGCTTGGCTACAATGTCACCATAGACGGACAAGAGATCAGAGACCTTGACTTGCACAAATTGTCAGACCGCAACCAAGAAAAGTTGTTTGCTTATTATCAGGCATTGTTAGACAGTCAGGAGAAGTGATCATGATAACTCCAAGATGGGATGGAAGACGATGGAGAATACAAACACGGAAAGACGGAAAACGATATTCCTTCTCTTCTTCCGTTGCGGGTGCGAAAGGTCGAAAAGAAGTACAGAGAAAATATGATCAATGGTATTACGGAGAAGCATCGGGAGAAAAGACAGTTCAACGGGTCTGTTCCGAATACCTTGACGATGTAAAGCACCGAAGGGGAGAAAATTCCCCCGCCTATGTTCTTTATGAACGCTATATAAGGCTCTACATCGCACCAAGAGCCGCCCAAAAGAAAATGAATAAAATGACCCTTCGGGAATGGCAAGCGGTCATAAACGAAGCACAAGGGGTAAATAAGGCACTATCCGAAAAGACCTTGAAGACCCTTCGTGGAATCATAATGGGTATTGTCAAGTTCGGATATGAAGATTATCAATGTGAACCTTTAAGGGGAAGTCTTTACATCCCGAAAGGTCATTGGACAAAAGAAAAAGAGATTTTGCAGAAGGAAGACATCAAAAGACTGTTTGAACCTTCTGACCTTTTCTATGCACCACTCTTTCAGTTCCTATGTGTTACGGGTTTAAGGTGTGGTGAAGGTCTAGGAATACAGAAGTCAGACATCCAAGGTGACCGCCTGATCATTTCAAGATCTGTGACCGCAAGCGGAACTATTTCCGACTGCAAGAATCGGAACGCACGAAGGGTCATCCCACTTGGTGACCTTGCCAAGCATATCTTGAAAGAGACGATAGCAAGGAACGAAAGACTGAACCTTCGCACGGAATGGGTCTTCTGTTCTCCTGATGGGTCAATGGGTAATCAAAGCACGATGCGAAACCATTGGAACATTCTGAAAAGGGAAAGAAACTTTCCCGCTAACTGTTCTGTTCACGGAATAAGACATTCATTCATCAGTCTGATGCGTGATGTCATGCCCGCAGAAATGGTCAAAGAAATTGTCGGTCATTCCGTATCAATGGACACATTTGGAGTATATGGTCACTATGTAAGCGGTCAGGAGAAGAAAGCGGCTGAAATCATCGACCTGACTTTGTCGGAAATGAAAAAAGACCCCATCATGTGATGGGGTTCCTCTTTATGTCTTCTCTGATCAGTTCTTTGATTCTCGTAGCCGCTTGATTTCGTTCAGTCCATGCAAGAATATCTTGTTCGGTTTCTCTGTTTATCCTGACTTGAAGCATCTTGCACTTCTTGTTATATGCCTTTTGAGCCTTCTTCAATGGTTCGTTCATGGGTTCCCCTTCCTTTTTAGTCCATGCTTTTCTTTACAATGTTCGCATCTTAAAAGGTTTAATGCACCGATGCCCTTTACAACATAATTGTCGCAGTTATGGCATCCGCAGACTTCGACAACTTTTCTTGTATGCAAGTTCCGCTTCGTTTTCATAGCCGCTTCCCCCTTTCAGTCCATTTCAAATAATACTGCGAAGCCTTGTTTGTTCAGAGTTCCCGTGATGAAGGTCAGCCATCCCGTAAGGGGAACCATCGAAGCATCGTATGTTATGTCTCTGTTGCCTTCTGAAACTCTTGTGTCCTTGGTGTAGATTCTGACTTTGTTGTCTGCGGGAATCGTAATTGTGTAAATTACGGGTCTGTTTTCGTTTTCCATTTTCTTTACCCCCTTGCTTGATACTTTAATTATAGCACTTACTATATGAGAGAATACCACAAAACCGACTTTTATATCACATTTATTGTCAATGTTGCGTATTTTGCGACAAACACATTTGGGTGACAATTTGGGTGACACCAAGTCCATAAGTGACGGACAAACCGCCTGATCAGAGACCGAAAGTCCTTGAAATACGGACAAAGTGTGCATCGGTGCATATACATATAGGAGTTCGATTCTCCTCATCTCCACCAAAGACATAGGCTTTCCGTAAGGCTTTGAAGGTTGTGTCCGTTTATTTGGGTGACAAAAGGGTGACATTCTGTTAAAATGGATGTGCTTAAATTTCATCATTAAACCGACCAAAAGAAAAACCCCACCGCAGAAATGCGATGGGGTCTTTCTTTGCAATAGAGGTTCCAATATGGCATTGGAAGCGAATGTAAAAGGCTCTGTCACCGATGGAGCCGTGATGACAGAGCCGTAATGAAGGGTAAGAATAGAAAAGTGTCATTTATAATACGGAACACCGAAACCGACTATTGACTTGGATGTGTATGCGATATGTCTATATCCGACACCATCTTTGCCGTTTTTCAGTTTCTTGTTTCCCTCAATTACATAGATATATCCCTTCTTCTTGTAATTGACGGAAGTGACCATCCCCGTATGGGTGCTTTTTGATGTGGAACTGTTCTTGAAGTTATAGAAGACAAGGTCACCGACTTTCGGAACTGAACCCCTCTTTCTGAATCTCTTCTTGGCTTTATACCATTTCAACTGTTGGGTACATCCCGCAGAAGTACACAAACGGGTGACCTTCGTCTGAATCAGACATGAAGCCGTGCTTATAGCACACCAAGGTGTATTTGAGGATGTGACACCCTTCCTTCCCGTCTTCTTCTTCCAAGGGTTCACAATAGCCTTGTCAGCGGGTTTCCCTTCTGTCAGTCCGTTCCAAGACTTGAATTTTACCCTTGCTTGACTAGCCGAACCCATATCAGGCACCTTCGTCAACTTCGTCAACGGGTTCTTCATCGTCTGCGATGCCGTTGACATACTCTTCCTTGGTGAACTGTTTGTAAATCTGATTCACACCAACGGAAGCGAAACCCGATATGATTCCGATGGCAAGAGCCATGAACCAATTTTCTGCGGGAATATAGTTCGGAATCGTCAGGAAGACAACTACACCGAATATGCCACCGATCAGACCGCAGATAACGGGTATGAACTTGTCAAGGGTTTCGTTATTGATAGCCTTCAATGTCGCACCGACAAGGTAACAAATGACCACAATAGCGGGAAATGCAATAAAATCATTCATAGTCTTTTCTCCTATTCTTTCATGTTGATATATAACAAAACCGCCAAGACGAAGATCATGGCGGTTGTTATCAGGAATTGAAACACGATATACATCATCGTTTCTCTTTGATCTGTAACTGACTTACAAGTCCGTCAAGTCTGTGGTGTGCAGACTTGGTTGACTGTTCAACCACAACCATCCGTTCAATAAGGTTGTTATGTTTTTCGACCCGATTCGTCAGTTCGGTTATCTTTTCATTCATGTTCTTCATTCTTTCGTCAATGACCTTGTCATGAGACCGATTCGAAAGAATGACCGCAATAACTGCGGGAATACCGCCACCGATAGCGGTCAGAAGTGATACCCAAAAATCATTCATTTTCCGCAACCTCTGTCAAAGTGTAAGTGACAACCATGCTCTGTGTATTACTCTTCGTTATCGGTGAAGGTAAATTGAACTTGGATGCCAAGTAGAATTTCGAAACAGACGGATAGTAATAACCGCTATTTGTATAAAGATATGACAACTGTGTAAGACCTTTCCCCTGATCTAACATTGTGTCTTGCCATATATTTTGATTAGTAGGGTTCGCAACTACATCAGGTGTTTCAATTGCCGTAGAATAAAGAGCATCGTTATTGAGAACAAAGCATTTCCCCGCAATTACTCTGTTAGCCACATTCGGAATGAAGACACCCGTTGTTCCCTTGAAGGTTCCCGAAATTGATGTCTGATCAGCCGTGCTTGACAAATTGACCTTCAAGAACCCGCTTGCATTGTTTTTTCCTTTCGGCAAATAGACATATCCGTTTGCAATAGGCACCACCATCGGTCTTGGGGAATTTCCACCACAGTTAAGTTCTCCAACCGCTTCATCAAGTGTCCAAACCGCATGGGTGGGTGTCGGAATGTTATCCCAATTGGAGAAGTCAATAATATCGACATTGACTGTGGTGCTTAAACTTGTATTGTAGAAGAGATACAGTTTTGAAGTCTCTTTGTCAAATGCAAGATACGGATAATTGCCGTATGTGGTTCCAATGGTGACAGTCTTGGTTTTCTGAATACCTGACAAATAGTCATAAGGAAGACCGACAAGACCGACTTTTCTGTAAGCCATCGGAAACTTTGTAAATGTCAGGGAAGTTCCCGAAAATGTGAACGAATATCCATACCCGTCAGCATCAACAAACCAAGCCGCTTGTGAAACCGCAAGAGCGGAATTAGCATTGATGTTCGGTGTCATAGCCTTGAAAGCATTGGAATTTGAACCCGTTCCCGCATCACCTACATCCGAATGAGTAAGTCCGACTGATGATATGACCCCATTACCCGCCGTTGAACCCCATTCCCATGCAAGAGTGACCGCACCATCGGTTATTGTCATA